CGTCAGCGCGCCGGAGACGAAACCGACGATCGCGTTGAACACCGAGGAGATGAATCCCCAGGCGGCCGAGATCGCGGTCGTGATCGCCTTCCACACCGGAAGGATGACCGAGTCCCGGAGCCACGTAAACGCAGCGCCCAGAACAAACCGGACGACCCCGACGGCGAGCTCCGCGATCGCCTTCCACACGCTCCACCACCAGCGGATCGTATCGACGACGACCTTGAACACCGCGCCGACGACGGCCCCGATGAACTGGAAGGCCGGGACGAGGACGCCGTTGATGAATCCGGCGACGGCGTTGAACGTCCCCATCACCACGTTCCGGATCACGTCGACGACGGCGATGAAGCCGTCGCGCAGTTTGAACAGGAAACCGACGATGGGAGAATCCTCGTGGAAACCGGACTTCTCGAAACCGATGAAGTCGCCCTCGAAGAGGATCGCCTTGATGCCGTTGAAGTAGCGGATGAAGGTCTTGATGCCGTTGACGATCCCGCCGAAGAACGAGCCGACGGCGTTGCCGACGTCCGCGAACCACTTCCCGACCGCGCCGACGACGTCGCCGACGGCCGTGCCGAAGTCCCGGAACCACTGGACCACGTCCCCGATCCACCGACCGGCGTCCTCCGCGAACCGGGAGAGCGCCGGGCCGACGTCGTTCTTGATCCAGTTGATCAGCCCGCCGAACACGGAGCCGATCCACTCGCCCGCGACCCGGAAGGCCGCGCCGATCGCCGCCATCGCCGTATCCACGCCCTCGCGGAACCAGTCCACGTTGTTGTAGGCGTAGATGAAGGCCGCGACGAGCGCGCCGATCGCCACCGCGATCCAGGTAAACGGCGACTTCAGCAGCGCGAGGTTGAGGCCCTTCTGGGCCGTCGTCCACAGCCGCGTCGCGAGCGTCATCCCGTTGAGCCAGCCGGTGTACGCCTTGTATGCCTTGTAGGCACCGAAGGCGATGAAGAATCCGGTGAGCGCGCCGGTCGCGACGGAGATCAGCGGGAGCCATTCCTTGAACACCCGGATCGCCTCGCCGATCCAGTCGATGAAGCCGACGATGGCGTTGCCGATAGCCTCGCCCCAGACCTTAGCCTGCTCCTCCATCGGCTTCATGAACTCGATCGCGCCCTGGAAAAACTCCCGGACCTTCGGGTAGATCCCACCCATCAGGTTAGCGCCGAACCGGCCGAGAGCGGCCATGGTGTTCTTGAAAGCGCCCTGGAGGGTCTTGCCGGACTCCTGGGCCGCGCCGCCGAGGCCGGTCTCCATCGCCTTCTGGAAGGTAGCAAAGTCGATCTCGCCCTTGGAAGCCATCTTCGAGGCTTCCTCGGCGGTGACCCCGAGCTCGTTCGCGAGGAGCTGGAGAGCCGGTACGCCCGCGTCGTGGAGCTGGTTGATGACGTCCATCTGGACCTTATTGGAGGCGGCGACCTTGTTGAAGATCGCGCCCATCTCGCCCATGTCGACGCCCGCGATCGTCGAGGCGTCCGCGACGAGCTTCAGCGTCCGTTCGAGATCCGCGCCGGGCTGGACGCCTGCGGCGACGGCGTTGGCGGCGACGGTCGCGGCCTCGTCGAGGCCGAAGGCCGTGCCCTTGACGGAGGCCGTCGCGTTGGTCATGATCTTGTCGACGGTCTCGGCGTCGTGGCCGAGGCCGCGCAGCTTCGCCTGTGCGTTCTCGATCGCCACGAGGCGACCGAAACCCTTGGTGAGGGACGTAGCGAGCAGCGCTCCGGCCCCGGCCACGCCGACCTTCGCCGCCGTCTTGAGACCCTTGGCGAGGGCGGTGCCGAGCTTGGATCCCTTCTTCTCCTGCGCCGGTACGGTCTGATCGACCGCCGCGCCGAGCTCCGCTTGGAAACCCTTGAACGACGGGCGGACGAGTACCTCGGCCACACCAACTACCGGCATAGGTTACCCTCCTCGGGTTGTTAGAGGAGATCCTCCTCGGAGAAGCCAAAGGCCATGAATAGCTCGACGGCTGCCTGTTCCTCTTCACGCTCGCGCTGGCGCTGGAGCTCGGTGATGGGGCGAGGGAACGGCTTGAACTCGCCGGGCTTGCCGCCCATGACCGAGACGAGATCGGCGCGCATCGCCTTGATCTCGTCGATGAGAGTCGCGAGCATCGCCCCCTCGGTCCCAAACTCGGAGACCGGCGGGGCCCAAGTCCCCTCGCGCTGCCGCTCCTCGTCGCTGAGGCTGTTCTCGTACGCGAGGTACGAGGCGGCGAGCTCGGGGTCCGCAGCTTTCGCCTCGTTGAGCCGAGAGGCGGAGGGTAGGCCGTCGATTAGCTCGATCAGCGCTACCCACCGCCTCTCCCGCAACCACACCGCGAGGTCGATCCCGTAGATCTGAAGCAGATCCGCTCGGATCGCCGGGCGGTATCGGCGGATCAGCTCTCGGAGGCGTCCTCTTCCCCCGGGTTGCCCCAGATGGAGTAGTAGTAGTTCATCACTCCGTTGAAGACGGGCCGGAGCTTCCGGATCGTCGGGTACTCCTCCAGCAGGGCCTTGTAGTCCTCCTCGGAGAGCCACTTCTTGAGGACGGGGGTGATCTTACCGTTGGACTCGGCGATCGCGAGCTGGTCGAGGAAGTGCTCGGCCTCCTCGATGGGGAGATCGAACACGTCCGGGAACACGACGAGCTTGCCGGACTTCAGCGGGTACATCGCCGGATCCGGGTTGATCTCGTCGCCGACGTCGACGCGCTTGATGTTGCCGATCGGCTTGTCGTGGTTCTTGGCGCTGGCCATGATAGTTTCCTCCGGGTGCTGAGGGGGTGGATAGGGTAGGGGGTGTTACTTCTTCGAGGAGTCCGAGGTCTTGGCGACGTCGGTCGAAGCCTTCTTGGTCTCCGCGTCGCGGAAACCGGCCGCCCGGAGCTGGACGGCCTCGGCGGCGACGGTCGTCTCGATAGTGACGTCGCCCTTCTTCATCACGTACTTCTTCGGCTGCTTAGCCATCGTTTCCTCCGGAAAGAGTTAGGGTGCGGAAAGAGAGGGGGCCGCGCCATCCGCACCCGTTGCCCGGCGCGGCCCCCAGTTCATGGGAGAACGTCAGGCCGCGTAGCCGAGGACGTCCTCGTACTTCTTCCGGCCGGAGCCGCCGAAGTAGTGACGGACCGGGGTGCCGGTCTCCTCGTCGGTCTGGACGTTGAGGGTGATCTCGTTGGAGCTCGCGCCCTCCTGGCCCCAGGTCTCGCCGCCACCGGCGGAGAGCTTCACGGAGCCGTAACCCTTGCCGCGCACCCACTGCTCGTCGGCCGGACCGTCGACGGCGACGATCAGCGCGCGCCACTCGCGGTCGATCGGCAGCTCCGGCTCGTCAAAGACGATCTCGTTGGAGCCTTCAGCCGGGGTGATGCCGTCGAGGTCGACGCCGTAGAGGAGCTCGTTGATGTGCCGAGCGCCCGAGCCGGACTGGAGGAGGGTGACGCCGATCGAGCGCGGCACGCGGATCGTGTCCGTGCGCTGGAAGGACGAGTAGCCGAGAGCGTCGATGTCGTCGGTCTCGATCTCGCGCTCGAAGGAGTACCCATCGGGAGAGACCAGTCCCAGCGGAAACCAGCCGAGGGTCTTCAGGTCGATCAGCGAGACCGGGGGACCGACCTCAAAGAGGGACTCCGGGAGCTCGACGGTCTGCGGAGCGATGAAGCCGACGGCCCGGTTGTACTTGCGGATGAGCTTGCGGTTATCCGCTCCACGGCGGATCTCCTCAAAGGTAGGCATCAGAAGTGCCCTTTCTGTGATGGTGAAATGAGTTATCCACTAGGTGCGGATCGGATCAAAGCGGTCGGTGAACCACTTCTAGGGTAACCGTCGCTTGGTCGAATACCTCCGACGGATACGGCAGGATCTCGGGGCCGTTCCGGACCCCGATCTCATCGAAATACTCCCCACCGGGCATCTCGAAACCAGACGCCGGAAAGTCAGCGGTGATAGCTTCGAGCGTCTCGACGGCCTCGCCGAGATTGGTGTAGGCGTGGAGGGTGACGCGGTCGAGACGGTCCATGAAGGTCTTGGTCTCGTTCGCGTAGTAGATGACGACCTGTGGGAACGGCCCGAGGGGTGCTCCGTAGTCGTCGACCACCTGGTGGTACACCGGCCGGATCCCTCGGCCGTGGAAGTCGAGGGAGGCGATGTAGTCCCGGAAAGCGGCTCGCACGTCCATCCACTCTTCCGTCACTTCTTCCCCCTCCTCTCGGGTCGGGGCATCCCGCCCGCCTCGACGACGCGGCGGAGGATCTGCTCCTCCGCGTCCGTCGGGTGCGGCAGCCGCTCGAACACGACCGCCCCGGCTCGGGACTCATGGTTGAATCCGGCCTTGACGGTCGCTCGCGATGCCTGGTACTCCGAGTCGCCGACGGCGTTGGCGTTGCCCGCGAGCCGCTGCGCGGCTGCGAGGGTCTCCGCCCCCATCGCGTTGTAGTTTCCGAGTGATCGGAGGCCTGCGTCGAGTGCCCGGTATCTCTTCGAGCCGGGCACCCGCTTCATCTGCGCCACGATGTCCTCCTACGGGGTTGGTGTGTAGTTGGAGCGCTGGAGGAGGATCTCCGAGCCGCCCGGCCACTCCGCCGGTCGTCCGAGGATCTCCCACGCGCCCGCCATCCGAGATCCCTCTGGGATCTCAATACGGTCGGTCGAGAGGAACCGGAAACCCTGCTGGTACATCAGCATCTGGTTACCGACGGCGTCCGACCACTGGGTCTGGTTCTCGACCTGCGCCGCTCGCGGCATCAGGATACAGCCCTCGACCTCGATCCGCTGGACCGGAGTAGGCTTGCCCCACTCGTCCCGAGAGCCGCCGCGAACGACGGTGACGGTGGTGTAGTCCTGCTCGAAGAGGGAGATAGGAAGCCGGTCCATCCACCCAAAGCCTTCCAGCGGGAAACCCTCGATCACGGTTACCTCCCGGAGTTGCTCGGGTAGATGGTGAAGGCCGACCCCGGAGAGGTCGCCTCCGTGCCGGTGATGAGGCGGCGGTCCGACTTCTTCAGGTAGAGCTCGCCGTCCTCGACCGGCCCCCGGAAGTTGAGGGTGGTGGTGAACGGTCCGGCTCCTCGGGAAAGGCTCTCCATCTGCTCGGCGGCCTCGTTGGTCGGCCGGAGAGCTCGACGAGCCATCCGGCACAGCACCAGCTTGACGGCCTCGACGGAGGTCTTGCCGGAAGCGATCCAGGCCGGTACGAGAGGATACTCGGCGAGGACGATGATCTCGGCCTCGTCGAGGGTCTGACCGATCTCGTCATCCTCGATCGAGTCCGGGATGGACTTCCAGTGCTTCCGGAGGTCCTCGGCGGTCGCGTACTCGGCCATGGCGACCTACTTCTTCCGGCGCGTCGCCGGTCGGGTGAAGTCGGCCTCCTCGGGGGCCTCCGTTGCCGTCTCCGGCTCCGGATCCTCGTCGGTGGACTCGGCCTTGGAAGCGGTCTTGCTACGCCCGGAGGCGGCAGCGGAGCGCTCCTCGTACACGTGATCTCCGACGAGCTCCTCGGCCCACTCGGGGACGTCGTCCCCGGGGGCAAAGTCGACCCGGTCGAGGCCCTTCTTCACCCACGTCTGTACGGTGAACTTCTTACCCATGATCCCTCCTCGGGAAACGTAGATGGGGACCCGCCGGGCGGGCCGCCCCGAAGGACGACCCGCCCGGAGGAGCTACGGCGATCAGAAGATCGTCGCAGCCAGGGAGAGGTTGGCGTTAGCCAGCACCGGCAGACCGATCGCGTCCGAGTGGACCTCGGCGATCTGCGGCGGGGTCGGCTGCCGGTAGGCACCGACCACGACGCCCGGCATGTCGGTGTCGGCGAGGCCGTAGGACGGATCCTGAGCGGTCAGGGTCCGGCCCCAGAAGGTCGCGCCCAGCTGCGTGTTCTGCCAGGCGTTGCGGTCGACCGCGCCCGGCAGCATCAGCAGGACGTTCTCCGGGACGACGCGCCCGGCGAAGGTCTTGCGCTCGAACACGGTCGCCGGGGGCAGATCGTGGTCGTCCAGGATCCCGTTCATCACGGTCGTGGACGGAGCGCCGGAGGAGCCGATCGTGTTGATCCGGAAGTCGTCCCCGGCCTTCAGCAGACGGGCCGCCTTGCGGCTCATCAGCATCGTGCCCGGACGCTCGCCGTTGAGCTCCTCGTACAGGTCGGCCAGACCCTCCAGGTACTCCAGGCGGCCCTCGGTCGACGTGGTCCACAGCACCGAGGCGGTGGTCGTCAGACGGGGGTCGCGACCGAAGTCGTCCTCCGACTTGAAGTTGGGCTGGTCGATCGTCGACTTGCCGGTGACGAGCGCGATGCCGCGCTGGCGCTCCATCCGGTCAGCGACGGAGCGGACGAGGCTCCGGGTGTAGTCGAGGATGGCGTTGCGCACCTCGGCGTCCGAGGCGTTGCGCGCCCGGAGCTGGAAATACTCCGAGACGACGCCGGACTGCCCGAGGGCGGGCAGGTCGATCGCCACGCGGCGGCCGGGCCGCTGCTTGCCGAGCTCCGGCGGAGCGTCGTACGCACGGAAGTTGGCCTCCGGCAGCAGGCCGTTCGAGCCGACCACGAAGCGGGCGGTGATGTCCGCGATCTCGCGGTTGGGGAGCCAGGCCGCGAGGGACCCCTGGCGCTCCTCGTAGTCGTCGGCCGCTTCGCGGGCGTAGCCGGTCAGCTCTGCCGGGTCGATGAGGTCAGTCCACAGCTCAGCCACTTAGATCACTCCCCTTCCAGGAAGATCAGGCCCGAGGGGGCGACGGCGGGGGCGGTGAAGTCCCCGGGGACGAGATCGGCCTTGACGACGCCTCGGATGAGGACGGAGACCGGCGCGGCGGTAGCGCTCGCACCCTCCCCGAACACCTTGGAGTCGAAGAACACGAAGCCGAGGGCCTCGCCTTCAGCGCCGGTGTAGGGGGCCACGGCCCCCCGGTCGGCGTAGTTGACCGGAGTACCGGACGGCACGTAGCCGTCCGGGTAGTGAGTTGCCTTGGTGAAGGCGGAGACGTCGAGGGTCGTGGTGATCGCGTCCCGGGCGGCAACGGGAACGTTGGCCAGCCAGGTCTGATCGCCCGATCCGAAGGTCTCAGAGCGGTAGTTAGGCATCGCTCGAATCCTTTCGAGAGGACTTGCGGGTGTGCTGATCGCGGTAGAGCGATCGGCCGGACGTGACGGAGGAACCGGAAGCAGAGCCATCCCCGCTCGTACCGGACGCCCGGACGACGCCGGGCCGGGAGACCAGCTGGTTGACCGACTTCGCAGCGGCCATGATCTCCTCGGCGGTGTCGCCCTTGATGAGATGGCGGTAGTCCTTGGGGACGGGGTGCTCGACGAGAGCCTCGGCCATCCAGAGCTTCTGGTTGGCCTCGGTCGCCTGCTTCTCCGCCTCGCGGGCCTTCTTCTCGGCTGCCTTGCGAGCCTTCCGCTCGGCCTCCAGGGCCTTGCGTCCGGCCTCGCCGAGGTCCTCGCCGTCGTCCTCGTCCGAGTCGTCGTCGTTCTCGTTCGAGGAGTCGTCGGCGTTGCCGCCGTCGCCGCCCTCGGTCGAGTCGTTCGAGTCGTCGGTCGAGTCCTCCGAGGAGGTCTCAGCAGTCGAGTCCGTCGAGCTCTCGGCTCCGGAAGTATCCGGAGTCTCCTGCTCGTTCGGATCCGTCTCAGTTCCGGTAGTAGTGTCGGTGGTTTCCGGCGTCGCGCCGGAAGGGGTCGCAGGGATAGTGCCCACGGTTCCTCCTGTTGGTTGGCCTCGGTCGCCGAGGCGTTGCGCCCGGGGCATCGCGCTCCGGGAGTCTCTATCACCGATCGGGGTCCACGACCCCGTCGGTAAACCTGTTAGGTTCCAGCCGTCTCATCTCGTGGACGACGGCGTGGATGTCCTGGCGAGCTCCGTCGCCAAAGACGTTAGTAGCGGCCCGATCGTACAGCTCGTACGCCTCCTCGGGATCAAACCCTGCCGGATAGTCGTCCGGGCCTCGGACGGCGATCGCAGCGCAGTCGCAGTCGCCGTGGTACTTCTCCCCGTCGGCCCGGAAGAGGGCCGCGTCGCGGGACTTGTACGCCGAGTCAAACGTCCCCCGGCTCGCGAGGAGTAGGCAGAAGGCGCAGGTCTTAGGTCCCTTGGGGACCCTCACCCACATCATCCTATGCCGCTCCGAGGAGCGGGCGATCGTGTCGCGGCCGAACTGCTTCACCCCGACGTCGAGCTTGACGGCGAGGGACGCGCCGATCTGCTCGGGCGTCGGGGTGAAGAGGTGCGCGGCGGAGTGACGGACGGCGCGCTCGGCGGCGATCCGAGGGTACGTCGGGGCCACGGCCATCGGGGCCAACCCGTACGTCCTCTCGAACCACTCCGCCGAGACGGTCGCCGCCACCGCGCCGTACTCCTCGATGAGGGCGGGGACGATCTGAAGGAGGGCGTCTCGGACGGCCTCCGGACGAGAGTAGGACACAGTCGCCAGGAAGTCGTCCAGCTCGATCCGGACCCTCCGCGAGATCTCCGCGTTGGCCCGCCGGAGCTGCTCGACTTCTTCGGCGCTAGGCATTGTCCTCGTTCTCCTCCTCGGTCTCCTCGTCGGTCGACGCGGCCGGGGCCGGTCGGCTCGGCTCGGCGACCTTGATCGTCACCGGATCGCCCTCGATGAACTCCAGCCCGTCGAGGCCGACGGTCGCCGCCGCCGACTCCGCCGTGACGCCCGCCCGCCGGAGCAGGCCGAGGGTGTCGGCGTTGAGCCGCCGGACCTCGGCCTCGGCCTTGGCCTCCTCGGTCGCCGAGGGAGCCTCGGAAGCGGCCGGAGCCGGTTCCGGACGGGAGAGGATCTGGTCGATGACGGAGCTGCCCTGACGACGGAGGCGATGGGCCTTGAGTCGGTCCAGCTGCGTCTCGTCGAATCCCCACATCTCCAGCACCACGTCCGAGTCGGCGTACTCCGGATGAGAGGCGACGAACTTGGTCGCCCGGTCGGCGGCCGCCGAGCGGGTAATCGTGCCGGGGTCGGCGAAGATCGGCTGGACCCGCCGGAGCTCGGCGTCGAGGCTCGCCGTCCGCCCTTCGAGGACGTACATCACCGCCCTCGCGAGCTCGCGACGGTCGTCGGCGTAGTTCGGAAGCTCTGCCTCGACGAGGGAGACGAGATCGGACTCGTGCGCCCGGATCGCGTCCGCCGAAGAGGGGTTGTCGTGGATGATCCCGAGCTGGGAGACCGGGATCGCCGTCTCCCCCGAGAACATCATCGCGATCGAGCGGAGCTGGTCCGAGTGCGGCTGCATCGAGCTCGCGGCGAGCTGCTTGAGGTTCGCCCGTCGCCACTCGCCGGTTTCCTCATCAAAGAAGTCCGGGATGCCCCAGACGGAGCCGGTGACGATGTCCCAGGCGTCCTTGCGCTTGCCGTCCTTGTCGAGGAAAGCCTCCTCCCGAGCTCCTTCGAGAGCGCGCTGCGGCGAGGAGAAGTGCTCGGCGTGGACTTCCTGGCGGAGCATCGTCCGGATCGCCTGGCCCGAGAGGTCCATCACCGGCCGCGTAATCCGGCTCCGGCCGTACGGCCGGTCGAGGCTCCGACCCCACCGGGCGGGGACGCAAGGCACGTAGTTCTCGATGCCCTGGATGCGCTCTCGGACGACGAGCTCCGAGCCGTCGAGGCCGACGACGAGAGTCTCGCCCGGGAGATACAGGACCGACGTCCGGGTGTCGACGAGCTCCAGCGCCGAGTCCACCCGCTGGGTGCGGCGGTTGAACGTCGCGGTCGCTTCGAGGGCCGACCGGGCGGAGACGATGACCTCCGGCTCTCCGGCGAGCTGGTCGCCGGGGGTGACGAAGGAGAATGAGACGCCGGTCTGGAGGGAGGCGTCGATCCACATGCGCTCGATCTGGCGGATGTACGCCTCGTCGAACGTCTCGTTGAGCTCGTCGACGATCGCCTGAGATCCTCGGGAGGTGGAGAAGCCTCGCGGCTGGATACGCCTCGCCGGGACCATCACGGCCTTCTCCGGCCATCCGATCGCCGCGTCGAAGTCGGCCATCGACGCCGGGACGGAGAAACCGATCTTGTCGAGCCGTTTCTTGGCCAGAAAGAGGTTCATCCGCAGCGTGTTACGGATTTTGTTCTTCCGGATAATCCCATAAAGATTATGGAATGCGGTGGCCTCGGCACCCGCTAGGCGTTCCGCCATGAGTCATCACCA